TTCTAGTAGCTTCATCAAGCAACTGCTTTGCTTGATTCTCAAGCATTACAGCCATACCGTGTTTAGAAGTTTCGGAACCAACTCCTTCTAATAAACCGGTCTTTTCCCACTTTGCTTTCAAACCTCTAGTTTGCTCAAGCATTAATGACTGTGGGTTTTTTCCTGTCATAATTTGTTTTAAGTCCATTTTAATTAATTTTAATTATTTTTGTTAATTACTTAATAATACCTGCTAATTTTTTAAATCTATCAGAAAAATCTGCAGTTTCTGCAATTACTTGCTTAGCTGCTGGTTTTGTAGATTTAACTACTTTACTAGCGATTCCTTCTTTGATTGATTTCTTAGCTGCTTTGTTAGATGAAGCGTATTTGAAATTCTCTGCTAATGTAGAGAATACTAATTTAACCTCTCTAACTGATTTTGTTCTATCCAAAGTTTCGATAACTTTAACCTTCTGTTCGTTGGTCATGTTATGAGCTCTGAATAATTTGTTTGCGAATAACAACTTAGCGTTCAATAAGTTCACTTCGTTGATAGTTTTTTGAAGAGATTTGATAGTTTTGTAAGCTTCGTTTAATTCTGCTTTCAAAGACTCATCTTTTTTCTCCTCATCATCACCTTTCATATCCGCTTCCATTTCACGAAGAATTTCTTCTAAATCGATAACTTCGTTTTTCTCTTCGTCATCTTTCTTTTCTTCTTCTTCGTTGGTTACAACCAATTTAGGGTCTTCACCTTTGTCTGTACCTGCTTCTGAACCATCTGCCAAGTTTTCATTTTTTTCTTCCTTGTCATCTTCTTCTTCAGCTTCGTACATTGATTCTTCAGAACCTTCTTCAGATTCCTCATCACCTAATTGAGCTTCAAGTTCTCTGATAATAGCTTCTAAATCCAAGTCATCTTCTGACTCTTCTTCATCACCCATTTCAGAACCCATGTCATCGCCCATTTCGTCGCCCATTCCTGCAAATGGGTCTTCATCGCCAGGTAATTCATCAGCTTCTGCTGCTACCGGCTCTTCTTCATCACCTGCCATTGGATTTTCATCTGCTTCTAATTCTGCTAATCTAGCTTTCAATTGTGCGATTTCGTTTTGCTTAGCTTCTTCGTCATCGCCCATTTCCATACCTTCTTCTTCGTTGATGTCTGCTACTTTTTTGAAATCTGCAACTTGAGCTCCTGGCTCACCAGATGTAGTTTCAGTAGAACCACCTTCGAATTCAGTATGTGCATCTAATTTAGGATTAGAAGTAGAAGAACCAATGCCAGTAGAAGATAATTCCTCGTCTACTTTTTCTGCATCTTTCTCTTCTGCTTCAGCTTCTGCTCTTAACTTTTGAGATAAGATAGATTGAAGTCTTGGAGTGAATGCTTCTTCAAGAGCGAGTTTTGCGTTTGCTAATGCGGTTTCTTTTACGGCTTTAGCATCGGCAATTGCTTCTTTCAATAATTTTGAATTTGCCATTTTATTTCTCCTTAAATTTGTTTGTGAAGTTATTTAGAAAGGAAACTCCAATGTAATTATGTTGGTTGTTCGGTCACACCTTATAAGAGAAGGGTATTCATTAACCAACTGTGTCTAAAAATCGAAATCCCATACAAAATGGGATATTTGATAATAAATATAGTATTTTTTTAGAAAACTAAAGAATTAATATGAAAATTTATTTTTTCTTTTAGCTTCTTCTCTTTGTAAACGATTTTTAACCGATGCTTTTGTGTAGGTTTGTCTATCTCTTAATTGTTCAATTTGTTTTGAATTTTGAACTTTCTTTTTGTATTCTTTAAGAGCTCCCTCAATGTTACCACCTTTTACATTGATAATCAACATAACTTATTGAAGATTTTCTAATTTGTATTTTGTAGAGTATAAAAGTGTTACAACCGTATCAATATCATTTTGTAACCAACTCATTTGTAATTTCTTATCTTGTCTTAATTTTTCAACTGCTGCAATCAATTTAACAAAATATGCTATGATATTTTTTATATCATTGTTTGTATCTAATCCACTAACAGGTTGTAATTTAATCAAACCATATTGTCCTTGATATGCTTCTACCAATCCATCAACAATTCCACCAATAGTATCATAATAATGCCCTAATGCTAAATGTGCAGATAATGCACCAACACCTTTAACACCAACATGGAATGAATGTGCTTGAGTTCTACTATGTAATAATAATGATGCTAATTGTTCCATTACTTAATTCCTAATCTTTCTGCCATTTGTTCTTCGGTGATTTCTGCAATCTCAAAATATCTACCTAAAACATGTCCCATATCTTCGTAAAGTGCTTCCAATCTTTGTTCTTGTGATTTTGCTTCAACTGCTTCTTTTTCAAACTTCTCTTGCAAAGATTTTAACTCCTTCATATTTCTTTTAATAGTCACTCTATCAAACCAATCACCACCCTCTCTTAAAGTATATTCAGATGCCGCATCTGCAATTGCACCAAGGGTTTCCGCAACTTGTCTTATATCAGATTTTCTAGTCATAGCTTCTCTATGCTGTCCATAGGTAGAAATTATTTCTAAAAAATGTCTTTTAATTTCAGAAGGTAATTGTTGAAACTCTTCGGTTTCTTTTAATATATCTTTTAACTTAATCATCTTTTTACTATTTTGTTTCTTTTTAATTTTTGAACAGCTTGTTGTAATTCGGATGGATTCATACCTAATGCATCAATCAATTTTGCAATTACAAATTGTTCTTTTTTTCTGCTCAAATTATAGTTTTTTATCACTTTAATAGCTCTATCTAAAAATCTTTCCATTTGAGATGGAAGGGTAGTATCCATATCATCCAATGCTTCTTTTTGGATTTGTCTAACAGGTAATAAATTTATTAATTTTGCCATTAGTTTAATTCAATTATAATTTCTCTCATTAAATCTTGTGATTTACACCATTTACCACATTCTTCTGCAATTTGTTTCCATTGCTTTGATTCTTGTAGTGGTGCCATAAATGCTCCATGCGTTGATGGGTTAGAAACAAAATCCCAACCTACCAATTCAAAATCTTCCTGCACCATTACAGTCCCATCTTTTAATTCTTTTACTGAACCTAAACCTCTAGATGAAATACCTAAACGAATATTATTTTTTAATAATTCTTTTAAAATATTTCCTGAAGGTGTTGAAAGAATTTCTACTTTACCCATTACATCATCACCATCCCACCAAATTTCTCTAATATTATGAGAAACATTTTTTAAGTTGATAACAGGAGAATCTGGATGGTCTAGTTCACCCAATGCTCTTCTTTCTTTAATTAGTTGATTATATTTTTGACACTCTCTTTCAAGTATTTCTTTTGGATATCTTCTATTGTTTTGATTTGGCGCACCTGCTCTTTGAAGAATACCTTGAACTAAATAAGTTCCATTTTCTTCTTTTTGAAGCTTTGCTTCAAATAAGTGTGTTTCTATTAATAATCCCTTATTCATTTATTTCAAATCCCTTTTAATTTTATCTATCGCTTTGTTTCCTAAATCACCCCACGATTTAATTAGAATTGTTTTTAATTCATTTTCTAATTCCGTTTCGTTTAATTCGCCATTTGTTGAATCACTCATTTTTATTATTTGTGTTTTAACATATGGTAAATTTACTATTTTATTTGCAGTTGTATTATCAATCTCACCATTTGTATCTATTATTTTAGATATTTCTGATATCAAATTTTTATTATTTGATATTGAATCTAAAATTTTCTTAACTGCATCTTTATAATTTTTCTTTCCGGAGAAATAATTCATTCCCTTTCTAGCCAACTCATAAAGATAATAAAATATAACTTTACCTAAAATTATACTGCTCAATGCAGTAATTAATCCTATAGCAAAGTTTTCATTTACTTTTTTTTTTCTTCGTTTTTTGCTCTTAATGCTGCTAAGTCTGAACCTTCTATTTCTCCATCCTTATCAACATCAATCTGCTTTTGCTTATCGGTCAATTCTTCAGGCAATCCAGTTAATCTACCTTCTTGCTTTGCATTATATGCTTTATCTACTGCGTTGAAGAATTTCTTTTTTTCATCATCAGACATAGAATTAATATCTTTGCCCGTTTTATCTAACATATGCTTAAAAAGAGCTTGATAATCTTGCTCTTCTGCCATTACTTCTTTTATTAATTCTATTAAATCTTGCTTATTCATATTATTCTGATATTTGTCTGATTTTTTGGTCTAATTTGATTAATCTTTCCTTTATAGCATAAATATGACTATTTGTTCTTTTCCAATAAGATTTGTTGTCTACACCGCTTTCATTTTTAATTTTACCATACCAATTAAGAAATCTTTCCATTTCTTTTAATTGTTTGTTGATATTAGAAATACCTCTACCTATTTTAGCTTGTGCAGTTGATTCATCTCTTTTCAAATCTAACCAACGATTTTCATTAACAACGGTATATCCTGCTAAATCTGCTTGCTTTTTTCCTTTAGATTTTTCATTTTCTTTTTTACCAAATGCATATGGCGTATTGTAAGGACCTGCTGCTGATGATGTGTTCATTTCATCAATCATTCTTTCTCTGACTACTTTACGAATGATTTCTTTTATTTTTTTAAGGCTTTCTTCTTTTTTATTAGGTAGTCCTTTATGTTTAGTAGATGCAAAATCTTTCGCGGATTTTTTATCCATATCTGCTGCTACTTTTGCTACTTCTGGAGATGCTGGTTCTTCACCCTTTTGAGCTGCGTGAACCATTCCCATAAATCTTTGTTGTGCTTTACTTACTGCTGGCATTTTTTAATTCGTTTAAAAGTTCATAAGTCATCATCATAGCGGAAAGGTGTTGCTCTTTAATCTTTTTTACAGATTTAATTTTTTTGATATTTGCAATTGTTTCTGCTAACTTAATTTTTGTAACTTTATCTGATACTTTAGAACCAACCTCTTTTAAAGATTCAACTAATTTAGAAACTTCATTTGAAACATATTCGTTTAATTTACCAGTATTATTTATATTGTTAATATATTCTCTTAACAATCCTTTTTGCTCTGCTGATAAATTTTTATATTTGTTGTTGAATGATTCTACTAATAATTTGTAAGATACTGCTCTTAAATCTTCATCTTGCTTTTTATATTGTTCCAAAACAGCATCTTTAATTTTTTGGTCTTTATTTTGAATTGACGTATTAATTATATTTTCTGCAATTGTAAATTTTGCAGATACAATATCCGTTGGGTCATATTGTTCATTTGATATTGTTACTTCAAAAATCTTATAGATAGATGCTAATGTTTTATAATTTGATATTGGTGATTTTACAAACTCATCAATATTGTATGTATTTTTAATTTCTTTAATTAAATTATACTTTTCTTTTGTAAGTTTTTTTTCATCCAATCTTTTTCTAGCTTCTAAAATAGTAGAAATAAATTGGTCAGCTTTTGTTTCCGAATTGTATTTTTCGTTAATCAAATACTGATATAGTTTTAACTCTTTAGATAATTCTTTTTTAGAATTAAAATTTTCTTTTAAAATCTTTTCTGCTACAGATTTATTAGATGACATGATTTCAGATGTAATCTGTCTAACTAATAATTCAAAAATAAACCCAGTATTTTTAAATTTAGAATGCTTAATTTTTTTCATCAATTTGATATTATTTATCAGATATAAATATATTGTTCTATTCGTTTATTACTTTTTGTCCAAATTCTCTGTCAAAATCTTTCTTTTATTACCATTCATATCTTTAAAAATCTCCAAATATGAGTTTCTTGGTTTATATTTTACAGAACCTTCTTTTTGTTTAAGAGTTTTTATTCCTAACGGGTCTCTTCCTTCGGGATGGTCATCTTTGCCATATCTAACCGGGTCTTTAGGTCTACCGGCTCCATCTTCTTCTAATTCAGCTTTTATTTTTGCAATTTCTTCTTCAACATTTGTAGGTGCTTCTGTTCCTGTTTCTTTAGCTGGGTCAACACCCTGTGTTTCAATTGAAGTTAATCGGAATTGTTGTTTAGTATCTTCTAATACTTGTAAAGTTTGCTCATCTTGTTCATCTTTTGCCATTCCCATAATTGCTTCATACATCCACTCTTTAGAAAACATTTTAGTTTGTTGCATTTGTTGAATTAATTGTACTTTTGAATTATACAATTCAACTTTTTCTTGCTCATAGATTTTTGATGGAATGGTTAACTCTAAACTAAAATCTGTCAATCGGTCATCATCTATACCCTGTGCATATAAGTGAACGATTGCAATCTTTGTTAATTCCGAAATGATTACTCTTTGTATTCTTTCAATGGTTTTTGCAAAACGAACATCCATTGCTGCAAGAGTTGCTTTACCATTTGTATCTTCTTCATAACCCAAAAATGCTTTTGGAATTTGTAATGCTGCTAATAATTTACCTTTTAAGTAATTAATATCATCAGTCATATTATATTCCAAACCTTTAAGGGTTTCAATTGAAGTACCATTATCATTACCACGAACTGGCATATAATAATCTTCGATAAGGTTTTGGATATTATATTTTAAATTGTACTCACCTGTCCTTTCATCTACAAATGGAACTTTTTTAGAGTTGTTGATAATCTTTTGCATGTAGTTATCCACTTCGTTTGGTGGAATATTACCAACATCTACTTTGAAAATTCTTTTTTCAGGTGCTCTCATTACTCTATGAATCAACATAGCATCTTCCATTAGAGTCAATTGTTTCCAAACTCTTCTACCACCCTCAATCATAGATTTTCCGTAAGGTAAGAAGTTTGCATCACCATTTAAACGAAAGTGTGCAATCTCATAATTTTCGTACTCTTTCTTTGCTGTTTGTCCGACTGCATTATATGGATTTTGGTATGGTGCGTATACAAATTTAACTTTTTGTGGGTTTGTTGGGTCAAATCCTTCAATTCTACTCATTTCGTAAGTAGATAGGGGAAGAACATTTACAATACCCAATCCTTCTGCCATTTCTAATTGTAAATAAAAATCACCATATTTTACAAGATTTCTAACCCACGGCCAAAGTGTAAATTCTATATTAATAATATCATAAAAAAGATTCTCAAGGATTTGTTTAATATTATCATCTTCATGATGTATTTTTAATATATTACCCATTTCATTTTTAGCTGTACATTCATCTGCATAAACATTTAATGCAGCTGAAATAATTGGGTCCATATCCATTGAATCATAATCTCTAAAAAGGTCAATACGAACTTGTTGATATGCTAATCCGGACTCTACACCACCTGCATAGTTACTCACCTTTAATTTCATAAAACGGTCAACGAGATTTGTTGTCATTGACTGATATTCATCAGTATCAACAACTTTAACTCCTTTTGCCGTTTTACGAACTATGGTATTTGTTGAGAATAATTTCTGTAACCTACCAAATATTGATTTATCTGCCATCTATATAAAATTTTTTTTAATATACGAAAAAAATCCGTAATTACCAAATTACCACTTACGGCAACTCCAATATCTTGCCTTATGTCTTGGACCTGGATTATCACAATTGTGTCTTGCTCTAAAACTTCTCCTTCTATCTGGGTTTGATTTTTTAATTCTCATGTTAGGGTCACCGAAGTTTACCTTAACTACATTTCCAGATGGATTTTTTACATATACTTTAAATTTCTTAACATCACCTCTCATTGGTTTTCCAAGAGGAACATCTCTACCCTGATATTCTGCTTCTAATAAACATGGGCAAGTTGCTTCATTTAACTCTTTTGCGTATGCTCTCATAAAAGAAATGAAATCCTCCATATCATCATCTTCTACATCATACTCATCTGGCTCAACTGTTCCGTAATTTATTTCACTATCATCATCTCTTCTTTCAGGATGATTTGGCAAATGATTATCTTCATTATAAACATTTACAGGTAATAAGCTAATTAATCTCATTTCGTTTATATTTTCGTTTATTGGTACACAATTAGGAACCATTTTTCCATTTTTTTCTTTCATTCCAACTTGCTTATATCCATCCCAACATCCTTCATCTAACTGAACACTCTCTTTGCAAGTTCTCCAACCACCACCTTTAGATTTGTAGTTTTTTGCAGCCCAACCATTTGCGTATGCCGAAGGATATACATCAAATTTAGATTTTGCTGCAGCCTTTGATGCAGACCATTTACCTGGATCGGTTGGGCAATTCTTTTCTAAAAATAAATTTAATTTCTGTTCTGTTGTCATTTCATTTTTTTTTCTTCCTTGACAATGTGCTCTTTGACTGAAACCTTTGGGGTTGCTACAATCTATTGAGCGTTTATATTTTTTACTCCACTTCTCGTTCATATTACGTTGGTGGATTATATTTTTTATCACTTCCTTTTTTATCCCAACTCACTCTCACAGGTTCTTTTCCCTTTCCACCATCTCCTTTGTCACCTCTACCTTTATCATTTTGTTTTGCTCTTTTTCTTTTTACAAAACTTGCTCTACCTTTTTTTCCTAATTTAGATGCTGCTGCAGATGATAAACATGCTGCATATGCATCTCCTTCTTTTCCATCTCCACATTTTCCTACTCTTTCACCACTACTATTGTATCTATCCCAACCTCCACCACCTTTACCACCCCACTTACCTTTACCAAACCATTTGCGAAGGTCTTCATCTAATAAATCAATTAGTCTAATCATATCAACTTATAAATATAAAATTATCCCAATAACCAATGAAGATTCTCTTTTTCTCCTCTACCCATATCCATTTCGTATGGATTTTTCTTTAAATGGTTTGCAGTATATACCGCTTCATGCTTACTAACATGTGCAGAACCTAACATTGCTTTAGTTAAATCTATACCTTCTTGTTTTAATCTTAATGCTGTATTTCTAACCCACAAACCAATTGCCAATGCCATTGTAAGGTCATCATTATATCCTTTCATTGCTTCTGCTCTACCCGCACTCCAAATAAAAGTAAATAATTCATCTATCAATCGGCTTGAACGAATCAGTATTTCTTTTTCATTCATATAGGTATCCAATGCAGAAATGATAAGAGGTCTAGTTTTAATCGTTGTACTAAATCCTGCAACCATTTTTTTCTCATCCCTATAATATTTGTTGGACATTTGTTTTTCAACATCAATATATTTTAAGTCCTGGCTCATATAAAATAAATTACCATATCCTCTATCTATACATTGTTGAATTGTTGCCCAACCCACATTTGAGTTTTCTACAACTAAAAGTGCATTATTGTATTCGGTTGCTAATGCTACTAAAAAGTTTCCAAAATCTTTTGTATCAATTTTACCCTTATATTCACCAACTTGTGAACAATCTTCAATATCAATAATCTGTGCGGTTGAATAATCCGAACCATCACCCCTAGCGACGTCGGCTACAACCATATATTGTCTGTTATAATTTGGGTGTTCCCATATCCAAAGGTTTCCATCAAAACCTCTTTTTTCAACCGGTTCCATAATGTAAGTTTCTTTGTACCACATTAATAATTGTGGGTCAATTACATTATCACCGGAACCGATAAAGTCACAATCACATTCTTGTGCTGCACCTTTCACTCCCAAAATACGGGTTTGCTCATCTCTCCACGACTGATTTCTTTCAGGGTGAACGGTCCAATGTAATTTAATTGTATTAAATCCGTTTGTACCACTTTCACCATCAACCCACATTTTATGGAACCAGTTACCAACACCATTAGGAGTAGAAAGAACTACTGCAGCACCACCTGTTGATAGGGTAGATTGTGCTGATAACCAAATCTCATCAATATCTCTAATGAATGCAGCTTCATCCACAACCAATAGGGATAGGGCTTCAGAGCGACCTGCATCAGGTGAAGATGCGATTGCTTTTACCTGTGAACCATTTTTTAATTTAAGGGAAAGTTTGTTATCTTCTACTGAACTATTCCCACCATCTCTCAACCAAACAGGAAGTAAATCATGCATAACTCTTACCTTTTCTACAAGGTTCTTTGCTACGGTCACTTTCGTTGCGATTACCAATGCATTGAAATCCTGATTGAATAACATCTTCCATAAAATAAAACCCGCAGAAAGCGTTGATAATCCTAATTGTCTACTTTTAAGAATAATATTAAAACGATTATCTTTAAAATCTGTTAAACAATCTTCCTGGAAAGGATAAAGGTGAAAGGGGAT